TTCATAATCAATAAAACTATAGTCTGTAGTTACTCCTGTAGATGATGTATTAAATTTATACCATCTTGTTCCAGATACTGTTTCAACATTAACATTACCATAGTAATTATTTGAAGGGTCACCTACTGCAAGAAAACTCCATTTGTCTTCTGCATTACAAATATCAAAGTAACCTCTGTTGATTGTATCTTTAATAAATTTTTGTATACCTACTGCATTATTAAAATTTAAAGAAGTTAATTCAACTTCATTAATTTCTCTAATAAGAGTATTACATAAATCTAAGAATGTTCTAAACGGAGCAGCCATTAACTCTCCTTAATTATACTTTTGGAAACTTTAAATCTTCTGGATAAAGTTTTTCTCTGCCATTTGTTCCCATGTCACCTTTATCACATTCTCTTCTTAAATCTTCTACCCCGTATTTTCTAGGATGTAAATCTTTACCATGATGTGTTGAAGCAACTCTATCCCCTTTTAATACATGAGGTTGATGTCTTGTTATAACATCAGCGTATTGTATTCCGTTTTTAAAACTGTGTGCCATTGTAAATCCTTTTTTATATTTTATAAAACAAAGGGCGAATTTAATCGCCCCTTGTGTAATTGTATATTAGTCAATTGTGTAGATTGCTTTTACAAGTGCATCGTCTCTTAATACTTGTCTTCCATATACATGAAGACCTCTTACGATGTCACCGAAAGTATCGGTATCTCTTAGAGTTTCAATATTAAGAATTGATTGTGCAGTTGCTGTAGATGAAATGTGTCCACCTAAACATTGACCAGTTGCGTTTGAAGTTGCTGGAATATTTGAAGATTTATACATAGAAAATCCTCTGATTTGTCCAGATGCTACTAGTCCGTTTCTTACACCTCCGTCACCTTGGTTAAAGTCAGATGACATTAGTTTTGAATCAGTATCAGCTAGTTCTTCGTAGAACTCTGGTTTTGCGACAAACCATCTGCCCTCTTCTGGAACTTGTGAATCATCTAAAAGTCTAGCCATTCTAGCCATGATTTTTAAAGGACTAAGTTCTGAACTGCCATTACCCATATCAATTGGGTCTCCAGAAGTAAAGTTAGCTATTGCTGAACCTGTACCATCACCACCTAATTGATGGTCTGGAGTAGAAGTTGATACTCCACTAAACATAGCAGATAGGACTTCTGAGTCCATTGTATCTTTTAGTGTGTATGCTGCACTAGACGCACCTACTGACGCAAAGTTAATGTGAGATAATTTCTCTTCGATATCATCTACAATGAACTTGAATGAGTTAGCTTTGTCAATGACAAGTGTTAACTCTTGGTCACTTAGGAATTGTTTAGCAGTAGAAGCTGCTCTTGTGTAAGCTGCTACTGTGATTGTTGGCTCTTTGATGATGTTTACAGTATCACCAAAAGCTGCGATTTCACCCGCATAGTCTGTGTTAGTTATTGCTTCGATTACAGAAGACTTTCTGAAAAAGTTTTGAATCTTTTTCGAGAAAATTTCTGGTACGAAGAACTCATTAGTTTGACCGGAAGTACCTGCATTAAAGTTATTGTTAGCACCACCGGAAGCATTTTGAAATACAGCCATTGTATTCTCCCTTATTAATTAAAAGTTAATGTGATGACTATATCTGTTTAATTGTTTAATAAGTTGGGTTACCAGAACCGCCATACTTACGATTGCCCATATCATTTATAATACGACCTTCTCGCATAGCTTCGGTTATAGAATTTTCATTCTTATCAAACTCTGTCTGAGACATAGCCGCTATTTGAGAACGAGTCCAAATTTTCTTAGAGCCATAGCCGATGTCTTTACTGTTCTTAATTTGTATCATTTCAGAAGCAGGTACAACATCACCAGATGTTTCTTTAGATTTAGACTTGCCGGTATCTTGTTTGAAAAGGTCAATTGCTCTTGAAGCCAACTCTGCATTAGAGTTATTACCATATACCCAACCTTTTATTTCTTCGGGTTGACTACCAGCCCAACTGTGAAATTCATCAGACTCACGAATTGTTTCAAAGTCTGGATGTATTCTTGCTAGTTTAGCTTCTGCTCTTTCTTTGTTAGCTTGTTGGTTTAGCTTTTTTAAGGAGCTAACCTCCGCCTTAACATCTTCTAACTCTTTTGAAGTTCGAATGTGAGCAACAGATTCAACAACATTATAAACATCTGGATATTCTTTCTTAAATGCATCAAGTTCTTCAGCACTTTTAGGAGCTTTGTATTTAGGTCTATTTGACCTAGCTTCAGCTAAAAGTTCTTCTTCTCTTTGCTTAAAAGAATTAACACGAGTATCATAATGTCTTTTAAGGTCATCGTATCTTTTCTTGTAATCTACCTTTTTGTAAGGTTGGTCAGCTTGTTCTTCCGGAGTGTCTTCCTGTGGTTCTTGTGATTGCATAGAATCAACAACAACTTTTGGAGGGTCTTTCTTAACAGCTATTGTGTTTGCATCTTGAAAAGTTGTAGATGCATTTTGTTTTTGTTGGTCATAATCAATATAATCTTTTTTCATATTATAAGGATTTGCTTCTTCGCTTTCGCTTTTCTGAGAAGTAGCTTTGTTTAATAAAGTGTTCTCATTACCTTCAACCATTTTTTATCACCTTTCTTTTAGTTAATTGGGGTTTTACAGTATGTAAAAGTAGCCGATATAGAGTGCCTAGGTGATAACCCGGGTAGCTCTATATTGAAGTGGATAACAATCCACCTTTTGCCATCATTGGTTCGTCAGAAGCTTTACTTTGATTTGCTTCTTGTACATTCATGGCTCTATCATATTCTTCTTCCGCTTGTTTCATTTGTTTTCTAAGTTTGTCTACACCTATTTGTTTTACAGATTTAGCTGTAAAGACAAACTCTCCATCTGATAACATAGCTGGAATTGAATCTGAAGTTCCTGTTCCCGGTCCATCTACTTCTCCAGAACCGGTAAATTCTTTCATAGTCATTTTAGAAATAATATCCATTAACATTGGGTATTCTTCTAAAGCTTGTTCTAAAACTTGTTCTTCATCAGAAGTTAAAACAGAAGTATCTATTGTTGCATCTGTTTCAACATCATCACCCGGAGTCATCGCTGATTCCATTTGCATTGACACATCGGGTTTTAATTCTTCTACTTGCATTGGTTCGTCAGTTACTTCGCCACCTTCTTGATATGCTCTATATCCTATATCTTCTTGCACTCTTCCTAGTCTTGGGTCTCCACCCATTAGACCACCTGTTGCAGCTTGTGTAACATTTTCTGTATTCATTTTAATTCGATTTAACATTGGCATACCAATATAAGTTGCAATTGTTTCATCATCAGCATTGTTCTGTTTCATTTTTCTATATACAGATAATGCTTTATTATATTCTTTTGTATCTTCTGTAACTACATCACCATCTTTATATCTTGCTCTCATAGGGTCAAATAATCTTTTAGGTGTTCCCTCTCTAGCACTTTGAGGTGTAGCTACATCATATAATCCCATAGTAGGATTCATCTCTGAACTTGGTATCAGAAATGAATCCATTTGATTTTTTAATTTTTCAGTTGCCACTATTTGCTTTTCTTTT